TATTGATTTTTATTTTGATTAATCAATAATCTTATTGATATTTGCATCGTGAATAATAACAAAGGTGATTAATCACAGGTTATAATTACAAATAATCAACAATTATACTAATTAAATATGGAAGCAACAAATTTCGTAGTAAAAAAAGCTTTAACCGAAACATTATTAAATATGAAGGTTAAAGAAGTGATTGAAATCAATATTAAAGATTTCAAGGAGAACTCTATCCGTAATGCAGCTAATAAGCTAAAATCAAAAGGATATCTATTTAGTGTGTCCAGTGCAGGGCGAATTGATACAACAGCGGTAATGAGATTGATGTAAGAGATATGGAGTGCATTTTCAATATTTCATGTGCTATTTTATCACTGGTATATGCTATACTCACATTTCGGCTTAATGTTGAGGCTAGTAGAGCAGCTAAAGTAGCAATCAAGATGAGAAATGATATGCATAGAGGTAGAGTCGCTTCTGATATAAGTCATCTTTTAAGTGCGAATAGAAGAATAGTAAGGTTGTTGTTCCCTTACGCTAAACATAATGACATTGAACTTACTTATGAAGGTTTTAATATAGAAAATGATGCGAAAACTATACAAAAATTCATGTCAGAATGTAACAATATTAAGACTAATCATCCTACCAGTAGCTTCTGTTCCTTTTTAGATGCCAACTATGATAGTTTGAATCAATTAGCCTTAAAATTTAGTATTTTACCTAGAAAAGACAGAATCGCTTTTTTAGGGCAAATAAAAAAATGGAACTTAAATTAGTAAGAAATTTTGACCAACAAATACACAATAATTATGGAAGAAGTTAACAAACAAGTAGAAAAAGATCCAATCAGACCTATCATCAGAAATCTGAAAGTAGATGAATCCCACACTTATCCTGCATCAAGGATGTGTGTTGTAAAATCTGTATGTTCCCAGGTATCAGTAATGGAGAACAAAGTCTTTAAGACTAAGCTAGAGAAACCGATGTTTCATGTAACACGAGTAAAGTAGGGAGAAAAAGCTATGACAGAAGAAAAATTAAGGGAAGCGAACGTCCTGTCTCATGGCATCAAAGAAATGGTGGAGTCCATTCATGAGCTAGAAGAAAATCGGGAACATATACTTGCTCCTGATAAAATGCGAATAACATTAGGTATAGATCGCAGGAACAGTGACAAACACGGCGTTGTAAGAATCTGTTTACCATGGCGTGATGTAGAAAAAATAAATGAAATGATCCTAGAAATCTGTTCTAACGAACTTAAGAGGCTAGAAGAAGAATTTGACAATTTATAAACTAAGGAGAACTAATAATGGTAACAATGTTAACAATCGCCGTAATGGCTGTATTAATTTTCGCAGCAATAGGCATAGCATCGGTAATAATTTACTTATTCGGTAAATCAGACAAGAGAAAGGAAGTAGAGAAAGGGAACGTAATTGTCCGCTCAGATAGCTATAGACTTGAATCAAATCCTTGTACTCCTTACGAGAATTTATGGCGTAAGGCAGGCTATCCAATGAGAGGTCCGTCTCGCCTTAGATTTATAATGATAGCAGGAGATAGGGAGGAACAGATCAAAAGGGAGGCTATTTATAAAGATGAGATTTTGCACCTTATGAATAAAAGTGCCTTATACGATAAAAGTGAAGCTGATTCATCGGTAAGAGAGTTTTGTTTAGGGCAAACTCCGCTTAATCAAAGCATAGAATACCGCATTAAAACAGCTGAGATCATGCGTAAATACATAACTACGGGAAAAACACCCAATAAGGAGGAATAACTATGGACCGTCTGCAAGAAATTATGAAAGCCGCTGAAACAGTATCTTTCAGCAAGAACCAAGCCTCTGCCCTAGTCGGTGGAAGAAGAAGACTAGAAAGACTAGCCGCTGAAAAGAAAATATCCTTTGTAAAGACCACCGACAAAAAGAATGGTCGCTGGGAATGTAAAGGATCAGATGTCTTACGATTCGCAATGCCTCAACAACCAAAGTCATGAGAGTCCTGCCGCTAACCTTTATATGGTGTATATCCTTCTTAACGATGGGATTCACCTGTATGAAATTGGAAGCCTTATTTTGGATCTCCCTGTTTATCTTTTCTCTCTGCTCAATATATGTAGGCAAACACAGAGAGAGGCTGGAACGGGAAATCGAAGAGATGTCCGAAGACAATACTAAATGATGAAAAGAAACTCCCTGGAGTCCGAACTGGAAGAAAGCGGAAAGCATGCAGAAGCAATTTTAGATCAATTGACCTCTCCTAAGCTCTCCGGATCAGAATACGATCAGCTACTCGCTGAATACAACAGCGAATTACTGAGATACAACAAGATTGAAACAGAACTGCTACTCGTAGGCATTCCGCCAAGTAAGCGCACAATGCAACAAGAAAAGATACTACGGGAAAGAATGAGAAACTAAAATTATGAAACCAAAAAAAAGTTTAGTGGATGCTGCCGTTAAAGATGGTAGCATGGACAGATTGAATATGCTGTTATCTGCTGCTCATTTATTGAACTGCGAAGCAAATAGCTTAATAGAAGAGGCCGCTGACGTAATGAGAGCAAAAGGCTTGTTACTTGGAGACCTGAAGAAATTACATAATGACTTCCTTAAATGCGCAGATCGGTACTTCAAAGAGTTTTCTACCCTTGTAGTCAATGATCAATGCAAGATGGACATGTTTGAAGACCTGCAGAGTTTTGATACAGCATTCAGAACCTGGGCAAAGGTCCCTGCCGAGTGGGAGCCTAAAGTATTAACTGAGGATAAAGCCTCATAATTAAGTACACATGGATACAGTTTTTGAACAAGTAATAAAATCTCATCTGGACGAAAGATCACACACAGATGAGCTGTTTGCCACGAAATACTCCAATCCGAAGAAGAGTATAAAAGAATGCTGCGACTATATTGATAGCCAGGCTCGTAAAGCTGCCGGCAAAGAAAATAGAGTGAGAATCCCCGATTCTGTTGTCTTTGGATGGGCCATCCATTACTACGACGAAGAAAACATCAAAGTAAGCAGCCATCCCATCTGCCGGGTATCCTCTCCTGTACAGCAGCAAAGGAAGAAACCAGCCTCTCCCAAAGAACCTTCTCTGGTACCGGTACATGAATCATCTGCCTCTCTCCAAAAGGAGCGCAGCAAACGTAACAAGGTAATTGAGAAAGAATCACCATTTGTCCAACTGTCATTATTCGAAGAATCATGAAGCCGAAAACAGAGTTACAAAAGCAGATAGTCAAACTCAGCGGAAAACTCCCCGCATTGACTGAAAAACAAAGAAGATGGGGAATTATGAATGCGATGGACCATGTAGGGCTGCGCCTAAAAAAAGGTCTGATAACCTGCACCCACTGTGGAAAGATCTTCTATGATCTTATGAAGTTGGAAGATGGAGAAATGGATATCTGTCCGAATTGTGGCACCCATCTGAAGATCGAGACCACCACCCGTAAATCATGCCGGGATAATGAATACTTTAATATCATCACCACCTGTCATGGCTTTCAGGTCTTCAGGTATTTCTATATCAGAAAAGAGTTCCATTCCGGAAAGGAGGCATCGTATTGTATAAGAGAAGTCGTCCAGAACTGGATGTCTGCCGATGGGAAATTCAAAACAATGGCCCTGCTTGCAAACATGCACTCGTATTATCGCGACGCATGGTGTCTTGACACCGACCTTGAAATAAGAGCGAACGACAAAGAGGCTTATCACATCGGCTGTGATGCTTGTTATCCTGTACGCCGTTATCTGTCGGCATGGAAAAAATACGGATTCAAAGGAAAGGTGCATAGTATATACGCCCTTGACTTCTTCCGTCTGATCAGCACGGACAGTACTGCTGAAACCCTCCTGAAAGCCGGACAGTATGAATTGCTTAGGATGTTTTGCGTAGGCAAGGGCCATAAAATAAAAAGAACATGGCCTACGATCAAAATCTGTATGCGTAACAACTATGTGGTAAAGGATACCTCCATGTGGTTTGACTACCTTGATCTCCTGGGAGATGAAGGCAAGGATCTCCGTAACGCTCACTATGTTTGTCCTGATAATCTGAATTCCGCACATGACTTTTATATGGAAAGGAAACGCAGAAAAGAAGAAAAGGAACGTCGTCAGCGTGATATGAAACAAATGGAGGCACTGAAAAAATACGAAAAGGAGTATGAGAAGCTCAAATCGAGATTCTTTGATCTAAATATTTCTGATGGTAACATCATCATAGTCCCTTTAAAAAGTCTCGATGAGTTCAGACAGGAAGGTCAAATCATGCATCACTGCGTATTCACGAACAACTATTTCAGAAAAAAGGACTCTTTAATCCTCTCTGCCCGCATCGGTGAAAAGCATATCGAAACCATCGAGATAGATCTGAGTAAGTTTCAAGTGATCCAATCCCGTGGTGTCTGCAACAGCAATACGGACTATCATGACCGTATCATCAAACTTATTAATAAGAATATGAACTTGATCCGTAATAAACTGACGGCTTGAGCATAAAAACAAATCAGAGATGAACGAAAATATTGAATTACCTGAAGAACAAGAACCATTGCTGATAGGCAAGGATACGAATGGGAAAATTGTGATCCAAAAAGGAAAACAGAAAATCATTGTTCATGCTTGGGAAATAAAACTTTTAAAGAAGATAGTTTTTTGCATAACTGAAGAATAACTAAATAGAAATGAGTATGTCCCCAGTAGTACGTGATGCCTGGATGCTTCGCAAGCTATTAGAAAAAGCAACTGGCATTAAGGTTTATAAAGCAGAATTAGGATCGTTCAGCTCCTTCAATCTTTATAGAGGGATAGTGCAGGAGTATAAAGATGAAACCAACACACATATTACAGTAGCGCAAGGAAGCTGGAGTATAACCGAAGGAGGTGAATATAAGGTTTCGCTTTATACGCCGGCTTTCACCATCGGGTACAAGAGGATGATTAATGCACAACTGGTACGTAATATTGCCAATAATATTGTAGATGCCTTAAATTCGAAATTTGGGCAAGACTGTTGGAATACATGTAATGAGGAGCAGCGTTGCTGGTTACCTCTTTCCAGAGTTTCATTTTACCTGCAGATTCCGAATTTTGAACAATATAACTAATTAAGAACAGATATGAAACGAGTAGTACAATTACTAATAGAACTTCCTGATGTCGAAGCAACTGAAGAGCAAATAGAAGAGTTTGTAGAGTTTGAAACGGGATTCGGGTGTCAGTTAAGTGCTGGCAACCCCTTCAATGGTTTAACCTATGAAGTGGAAGAATGTTATGTTGAAGATAGAGAAGTGATTAACTAATAATGAATTAGAAGATTATGATTAAATGGATTAAGAAAGTATTTGGTATTGCCGAATTGATAGATGAACGAAAGAAAACCAACGAATTGCTTAAAATGATATTGGATGAAAATAAAAGAGTGGCAAATGCGGTAGAAGCATATAATCGCAGATATCATATAAATAATATATAGAGAGAATGGACATGAAAAGAATTTATAAAATACCAGAGCATAGCCGGTACATAACAGTTGAGGCTACCGAAGAAGGAATAACAACAATATTTGAGCCGGATGACACGGGAGCCTTTATATGCGAGATAACAGAGGAACTGGAGTATATTCCATCAAAGAATGAACTGTCAATATTTTGGGGAAACAGCAATTCCGGAATAGCTGTCATAGGGAAGCTGAAAGATATTCAGTTTGATGAAGATGGATGCGTATTTGAAGCTAATACAGGCTTATGGTACGACCACGCTATCCGCTTCAGAAACTCTGAGCAATACGATAAAATCCTTGAAAGCAATGCCTTGTAAATCTACGAAGTCAAAGCTCAAAGACACGCTGGATAAGGTCTTTAGCGAATACATCCGCTTAAGAGACGTGAGAGAGGACGGAACATTTATATGTATCTCCTGCAATAATGGATTCCCCTACGAAGTAAGCGATTGTGGGCATTATATAAGCCGGGAACACATGTCTACCAGGTTCAGTGAAGAGAATTGTAATGCTCAATGTATTACCTGTAATCGTCACAATAGCGGAAACATTGAAGGATACAGACGAGGACTTATAAGAAAATATGGAGAGTCAACAGTACTCTCTCTGGAATCTGCTAAATATCAGATCAACAAAATGTCCGAAGCTGACTATAGGGAAAAAATCTCCCATTATCGACAAGAGGTCAAACGATTGAAACTAGAGAAGGAATGGATCAATATAAAGGATTCCAAATAAACAACATATGGAACTATTAAAATTATGAATGTCATATATGTGTATTTAATCTTCCGAAAGAAAGGTTACGCATTCGGTTCATTGAGTGCTGTATTCGACTATCTGACTGAAGATGACGTAGGTATCAAGAAAACTACCCTGCTTCACCGGTCAGGCAAACTACCATTGACCACCCGGCGAGCTATCATTAACAAATTACCAATACTAAGAAAAAAGAGAAATGACAAAAAGGACTGATTCGAAAATAAAATGCGATTGCCGGTACTGTAAACATGCCGGTCCCGTAATGAATTTCATGGTTTCATGTTCAATTCATAATTGCAAGCGATCTGTAGGAATAAGGGTGTGCCCATACTTTGAAAAAGGATGTTCGATAAAATAACAATGAAGGCAACCATAGACATAGCCGACATTGATACGATTGTTCTCCGGAATTGTCTGGAACAATGCACGGAAGGTGATGAAGTTTACTATAAATCGACATCATATGCCAACTTTGATGGTTGTTTTATTGAAATTCGGGGAAACTGTTTAAAATGCGCATGTTCAATATGTAAGCTCTACAGCAAGGGAAAGACCGGTAAACTTGACAATAGTCGTCCAATAACTTTCGCTATGTCTGTAAGGACCATAAAGGAGCTTCTTCTGCGCCTATGTGTAAAGATCGAAAACGCAGTAGTGATTTACTATGAGATCGGAACAACAATGAAAATGACGCATTCGGCAGACTGCTATATCAAACAGATGGAAGAGATATTTGATCGGACCCTTTGGAATGATGCCAATTTTGATGACTATCGGCAGGCTACGACAAATAAAAGCAAGTATGTCCGCAAAGTTCTGAAGGTTTACGATAAAACATTCGAAGCTGGCGAGAAAGGCCGGAGAGTCGGAGACAACATCTTGCGTATTGAAACAATGTACAGGCATCAATCCGTACCAATGCTTGAATTTATAGATTGCTACTTCTTATCAAAAATAGGCCGAATATTCTATAAAGATTGGTCAGAGATACGCTTTGTAAGGGAATTATCTGCGTTGAAAGGCATAAAAATCTCCCAGCTTGACAAAGCCAGGGAGATTCACCGGATCGGAGTAACACGATACAAGGAGCATTATAAGCAGATGTATATAGACGGGAAGCTGACAAAAAAGCAATGGGAGACAATTCGAAATTTCGCCAACAGCTGGTCGAAAGAATGCGGTAAATACGTAGAAGAAATCGGTGAGTTGGAGAAAGAATTTAAAGACAAGCTCCTGGCTAATTATCAGATAGGGATTTTTACGCCCATTCGTAATAAAATATAAACAGCTGATAATCAAACGATTATCTGTTTTCAAAGAAAGCACCATATGGTGCACAAATAATTAACTGTAAATCAATAGATTACATAAAAAAAAGATTCAATTTTAACAATTTACGGCAACTTGTCCTATACTGCCCGCAGGGCTGTTTGGTAACAAACATAAGAGGGCAGTTTAACTATAACTTAAAAATTAGATATATGGCAAATAAAGCATCGGGCAGAATATTAATGGAATTGCCCATCAAGCGTGGAACAACTAAAAACGGGAAAGACTGGGAGAAGAGAGAATATGTTATGGAAACCAATGAGAGATATCAGACGAAAATGAAATTCTCCCTTTATAGCTGGGACGGTCCTGTCGACAATCCTCCCAAGGTAGGAGATAAAATCGAAATATCTTTCTCAGTTGAGGCCAAGGAAAACAAAGGAGCTTGGTATAACGAAGTAAAAGCATATGGCATTGATACACAAGAATGATGAAATTCTACTTTGAATAATAACAATTCAGAAATGAGCAAATTTAAAGTAGGAGACATTGTTCCATATCGCAATACGAGAGGGAACATAAAGAAGGCTGAAATCACTTCCTTTGAAACTGTAGATAATGGAAAAGTCTGGTTCCATGGTATTGACACGGATACTAAAGCAAAAGTCTGGTATCCTGTACATATATCCGAAAAACTAACTGAACACCCAATAAAGATATGAGCAAAGAAAGATTACAAGAGATAGCAAAGGAATTGGCTAATAATGCCAATATGCTGTACTGCTGGGAAGATATCTATAATCGTTTGATTGGTGGTTATCCCCTTCCATTTAAAGTAGAAGTCAAATAGCGTAAAACCATTGAGAAATGAGCAAAAAAAAGAGAAAAGAAAAAGCAGACTATAAAAGCCTGCTTATATATAGAATAAGTATTTTCGCCAGAACCTCCTCGTTTTATGGTGAGGAGGGAAAGATGTTATTGCTAACAGTCTTTTTAGCGGAGAGTGCGGGGCTCGAACCCGCAATACCCGAAGGTAAAACGGTGTTTAAGACCGTCGTGTCTACCAATTCCACCAACTCTTGTCATAGCTTTAACCCTATCACAACAATTGATGTTGCAAATATAAGTATTTTAAATTAATAAACAATGGTAATAGCATGGTTTTCTTGCGGTGTAACATCCGCAGTCGCTTGTAAGATAGCATTGAGCTTGTATGAAGATGTACAACTCTACTACATCGAAACTGGTTCCGGTCATCCTGATAACACCCGATTTCTTTCCGATTGCGAAAGATGGTACAATCAATCTATCCACATTATCCGAAGCGACAAGTACACCTGTGTGTCTGATGTGTTGCGAAAGGGGTATATCAACGGCGCGCATGGCGCTGCCTGTACTCTTGAACTGAAAAAGAAAGTCCGCTACAAGTTGGAAAAGGAATTGCAGCACTGGGGCGGTCAAGTTTGGGGCTTTGATTATGACCCTAAAGAGATAAACCGGGCTATCCGATTAAAGCAACAATATCCAGACACAAAGCCGCTGTTTCCGCTTATTGAAAAGCAGATTACGAAGTCGGATGCAATGGGGATGCTTTGGAAAGCCGGTATTGACATACCTGCCATGTACAAGATGGGATACAATAACAATAACTGCATCGGTTGCGTTAAAGGCGGTATGGGATACTGGAACAAGATACGGAAGGATTTCCCAGATGTATTCAATGAGATAGCTCAGATTGAACGTGATGTAGGCGCAACGTGCCTAAAGGATAAAGACGGGCGCATCTTCCTTGATGAATTACCAACGTGGCGAGGTGACCCAGTGGAAGAGATTATACCGGACTGTTCTCTTATCTGCCAGATAGAGTTTCAAGAAATCATCGACCGACAGGTAGAACGAGTTTTGAAAGGAGAAATTAGTATTAACGATGTAGCCTAATTAGGCTCAAAACAAGAAAGAAAATGAAGCAAATGTATAAAGTCCTATTCTCTTATAAAGAAGACAGCCCGTCAGGTGGAAACACGCAATTTTCTGGATATAAAACAGAAACCAAACTATACGATGCTGAAAACGCGGAAGAGCTTCAAGTAAAGATTGATAAGTTCTTAGCTGATAATAAATGCGGTTATAGAACTCACATAATAGTGCGTGATATAACTAAATTATAATTCAATACAAAAGTAAGAATGAATCAATTCGAGATGTTCCTCGGATTGATATTTAAAAAGGAACTTGCAAATCTTAGAAGTATTTTCAAGGATTTACGTAAAGCTAAATAAAAAGAATTGATATGGGAAAGAAAAAGAAGATTTTGACTAAAAAAGTATATTCCCGGATCACACCGGAGAATTATAAACGATTGGAAACCATAGCCTCAAAATACGGATTCAAAAGCGTATATGAAATTGTACAAAGTTTAATACATTGTTTTCTTCGTGCATCGGACCCTGAGAATGATCCTCAAACAGAAGTCCTTCCTTACGATATAGAATGTATGTTTAATGAACTTTCTGAAGCTGAAAAGCATGTAGAATTTAACAAGCCAAAGCGTAGATGTTCTTGTAAATCAGTAAGCAATGAGTAGAAACAAAACATATATCAAATATATCAATTCCAAAGAATGGAAATCTTTGCGAATTAAAAAGCTCATTAATACCCCTATATGTGAATGCTGTGAAAAAGATGGAAGGATTACAGTAGCTACAGAAGTACATCATATAACACCTGTAGAATCAGTTGCATCAGCAACTCAGATGAAGCAGCTAATGTTTAATTATTCCAATCTAATGAGCGTATGCCATGCTTGCCATTCCGATATTCATCGAAAAATGTTCAGCCACTCCAAAGCCGCAATTAAAGCCAATAACAAAAGGATAACCGAGTCGTTTGTAGACAAGTTTCTAAAATAAAAAGAAAGGGAATAGCTATTTACTATTCCCTTAATTGCCTTTGCACGGTTCACAGGCAAAGGCGGTGTCAGATAACAGCTGTATTAACCAACTGAAAGTGAACCGATTTTATTCCCAATATCCTTTAAGGCACGATTAAAGATTTCAAGTTCTTTCTCATTCAGAGTATATACTTGGCCTCGGACTTTATACCCGTTAATACGTTGATATAACCAGGCTCGACTCTTGCCAAAGTAATTCTTTGCAATATATGACACGGGTATTAAGTCTACAATATCATTCATCTGTTCCCGTATTGTGAGCTTTCGTTCTATTGCTTTGACATTATCAGTGATAGTATCAAGAGCCTTATCTAAGTGCTTTCTAATGGCTTCTTTCTCTTCTGGCTTGGTATATAAAGCCTTCATCTCGTACAAGTGTGCATCAAGTTCATCTCCATGCAAACTATCCATCTTTAACAAGTCTTCTTCTAATGTTCTCATATCATTATTTGAGTTATGCTCCTCCGAAGAGGAGCGATTACTACTTCTTTAATTTCTCTTTTCTTTCAAGGAGTTCTGATATCCTTTCGAGTATCGCATCAGTACGTTCTTCATCATCTTCTTTTCCAATATCTAGTATAAGTACTTTGCGTTTCCATTCTCTAAGGTTTTGTTTCTCCTTCTCTATTTCGAACTCAATCTGTTCCAGTTCATTCAGTTCTCTCATGACGTTGTTTTAAAAGGTTAATACTTTGTTTATCTGACATTACAAAGATACATAATCATTTGTATATGTACAATAGAATGAGATATTATTAAATGGTTTGATCAAACAAATAGGGATTTCCCTATCATCACTCCAATTGTGAATATTAATTAAAATTAACCATAAATTCATACAAGGGGGTATCATTTTTTTACAATCCCATGTACACTCATGAAACCCACGCCTTCCCTTCCGCGCACACGCGGCACAAATTATACCCGTGGGGGGTAATGCTAAAGTGTCACCCATATACGTCAGAAAGCGTGTACATATAAAAAGGCGCATGGAAATCTACGAAGATATAGAGAAAAAAATACGAAAAGCAATGAGAGAACAAGGGACTTATTCTAAGGCAATGGAAATTTCCATCTCTCTTGCTGCCGGCTCATATATGGCTTATCTGAAGGCCCGGGACGAAGTCTCCAAATTGGATAAGGTATGCATGACAAGAATCAGCCGCGAAAACAATGAGTATAAAGTGGTGAATCCCGAATTTTCCGTAATGCAGGATGCGGCCGAACAAACCCGCAAGGCATTGCGAGAGTTGCGTTTAACCCGTGCTACCATAGAAGCGGATGATGAAAACGATGAAGTAGACGAACTGATTAAAAAAGTCGAGAATGCTGGAAAAGAATGATCTCATACAGCTAAAGGCCCGGACACTTGAAAGATTACAAGAAGTCAATGTCGAGGATTATGCGCTTGACCAAACGGACGTCAGGTTGAAGGATTATGTGAAATCAGCGATAAGCCATCCTGACGATCATAATTTGTATGAACTGTTATCTATCCTTCGCTTCTTTCGTTTGCTGGACGCGTATATTTTCAAACCAACAGAGGTCAAGAAGTTTATCGTATTCTACGAGAATCTAAAATTTTCGGGATTGAAAGGACGCGTAAAGTATCGTCTTACCCCAATTCAGGTATTTCAGTTTGCCAATATCCTTGGTTTTTACCGTACGCCCGAAAAAAGGCTTTGCAGGGACGCCCTATTATTCGTACCACGTAAGTATAGCAAAACGACATCGGTTGCTTCACTGGCAATATATGATTTGCTGTTCGGTGATGCTAATGCGCAGGCATATGTGGCTGCAAATAGCTATGATCAGGCTCAGATATGTTTCGGAGAAATAAAGAATATTTTGAAGAGTCTTGATAAGCGGTTTAAGAACTTCAAAATAAACCGGGAACAGGTATTTAGCAAAAGGCGGGGAAGAACGTCTTTCGCCAGATGCCTTGCGTCGAATCCCGACAAGTTGGACGGACTCAATGCGTCCACCGTTATTCTTGATGAATTCAGCCAGGCGGATAGTGCCGAGCTGAAGAATGTCCTTACATCGTCTATGGGTGCCCGTGTCAATCCTATGACTATTGTTATCACAACAGCCAGCGATAAATTGGAAAGTCCGTTTGTGAATATGCTCAATTCATATAAGGCGGTACTCCGTGGAGAAGTAGAGAACGACTCCATCTTTGCGCATATCTTTGAACCGGATGTCAATGATGCCGAAGATGATCCGCACACATGGGCAAAGGTACAGCCTCACCTGGGAATCACAGTACAGGCGGATTACTATGAGAATGAGTACAGGAAAGCTCAGATGACCGCAGAGGATATGCTTACTTTCAGGACCAAGCTGTTGAACCTGTTCGTGCAGGATGAGGCCAAAGTGTGGTTTACTTCCGGAGAAATAGAGGCTATGTGCAAAGACGACAATGATTTGGAAACACTGAAAAATCGTCCGGACGCGATGGTCGCAGTCGATTTGTCCGTTTGTGATGACTTTAGTTCTGTAAGTTATAACATTTACTTGCCTGAGATCAAGATGTTTCATATTCACAATGATTATTACTTCCCGCGTAAAATGCTGATATCTCATCCGAATCGTGAATTATACGAAAGATGGGCGGCAGACGGATATCTTCGATTATGTGACGGAAATGTGATAGATTACCGGATGATAGTAAATGACATCAATGCCCTCAACAGGGAAAGCGTACGGATACTTAATATAGGATATGACCCTTACAAAAGTATGGAATTCGTGAATATGATGGGTGCCAGTGGTGCAAAGAAAGTGCTCCAGCCAATAAAACAAACCTACGGGACATTTACCAGCCCGGTTGAAAGTTTCGAAATAGCAGCAAGGACCGGACGTGTTACCTTTAACTACAATCCGATCAACTGGTATTGCTTCGGTAATGCTGTCATTGACGAAGACAGGCTGGAGAACAGGAAGCCCATTAAAAAATCCCAGAATGCTAAAATAGACGGTGCTGTAACATCGGTAATGACCTTTTACTTATATAATAATTTCAGAAAATGAATAACAGCTTAAAGTTTTGGAAAAGAAAAACGGATACAGCACCCGTTGAAGAGCCTGTCAAGGAGAGGGGATACTTCGAATCTGTAGCTTCACCAGATGTAACAGTACGTAATATAGCTGCAAAAGCTCAGACAGTTGAAGGACCGGAAATGGCGATGAAGCTGGCGACCGTATATCGGTGCGTATCCATACTTAGCGGTAGTATTGCCTCCCTGCCTCTGCAGTTGAAAAGAAAGAAGAACGGAGTCTTCATGGTGGATGAGGCCAGTGAACTCAACTATCTGTTATCTGTTGCCCCAAACAGCAGGCAGACAGCATACGAGATGATAAGAAACGCCATCATACAGGCGGTTAATCTAGGGAACGCCTATATTTACCCGGACTGGTCGGAAGGAGAGCCGAAAAGTCTGACATTACTGAGTCCTGGCAGCGTTACTTATGATAAGTTTTTGAACTTCTATATCGTAAACGACCCCATTAACGGTATATATAAATCTCTTGAATGCGATGAAATTATTCATCTTCGCAATATAAGCCTGGATGGCGGATATACAGGAGAGAGTACGATCCGCTATGCCTCCCGGATTATGAGTGTGGCATACAGCGCAGACGAAAAGAGTCTTGATATGTTTCAGCCCGGCAGCACATATTCGGGATTTATCAGTGGTAACGACGATGATCAGACAACCGGATACGAACAATACAACGAAACCCAGCTGAAGGATGTTTCCGACCGTTTCCGGAAAGAATTGAGATCCGGTGAAAGCATCACATATCTTCCCGGACAATTAAGATTCAACCAGCTTTCCATGTCCCCTGCTGATATACAGCTGTTGGAGAAGCAAAAATTCTCTGTTTTAGACCTGTGTCGCTTTTATGGCGTCCACCCTGACAAAGCATTTGCCGGACAAAGTCAAAATTATAAAGCCAGCGAGATGAGTCAGGTGCAATATATGACTGATACCATCCAGCCTTATTTGCGGCAAATTGCAAATGAGTTCTTTGTGAAATTAATCCCAAGGAGTGTTGCCGCGAAATATCGTATAGAATTTGATCTGGAAGCATTCTATCAGACCGACCTGGAAACGATGGCATTAAACATGGAGAAGTGTATCCAGTATGGAATCTATACAGTGAATGAATACCGCCAAAAAAGGGGAATGCCGCCTGTGGATGGAGGAGATGTCGCAATGATTAGCTGCAACGTAGCTCCTATCAACAGTCCGAAAATAAACGGTGAAGTGTTAAATAATAGCAATAACGGAGATAAAAACGAGGAAAAACCGCAAGAAGTGCCACCCAAGAATAAGGAAACCTCAGCAGTATAAAAGGAACAAGCATGGAAAATTTGGAAATCAGAAGTTTTGGCGGTGAGGCATCTCCCAAATTGGTATCGGAAAGAACAATTGAGGGATATGCGGTAGTAGTTGGTCAAGAAAGCAAATATATGTATGATCCTGTATTGCGTAAATGCTTTATTGAAATCATAGAGGCAGGAGCCGTTGACGAGGAACTGATCAAACGCAGTGATATCAGAGCGCTTCTGGAACATAACAGAGAAAGACTCCTCGCTCGGAGTGGCATGGGAAGCGGATCGCTGAGACTCCACCTGGATAATTACGGTTTGGGATATGCTTTGGACGCTCCTGATACTCCTGATGGAAAATTTGCCGTTGAAATGGTGAAAAGAGGAGATTTGTTCGGATCATCTTTCGGATATCGGACCGATGAGCGGAAAAACGTCGAATGGATAAAACGGTCTGACGGAATTTTGCTTAGAAAAGTGCATAAAATTGATATGATCAGTGAAATAAGCATCGTGGCAAGCCCGGCTTACATCGGAACACAAGTGAATGTACGAAGCATAGAAGACACCTTCGAACATCCGGACGAGAGTTATAAAAAAGAAATAGAAGAATTACGTAAACTATCAAAATTTTAATCATGAAAAAAGAAATCAGAAGAAACAGAGCGAGAATCGCTGAGATCAATGCCCGGTTGGGCGAAATGGCTGACTTATTGGATACCAATAAAAGAAGCCTGACACCGGATGAAATTACAGAAAAAGAGGCTTTGGTACAAGAAAAAGAAATTCTCCAATTGCGTACGGCCCGTATGGTAAATGATGAAGAACGCGTATCCGAACAGGAGATGCGCTCTGAAGTTGCTTTTGCCGGAGCGGTTGCCTCATTTGTGCACAACCGTTCTCTTCCGGAAGGATGTGACGGAATCATGAATGGAAATTCCATCGATATTCCTTTGACCCGTGCCGCTACGATTCAAGACACCACCACCGTGGCGCCTCTCATTCCGATGACCATCGGGGAAATCATCCAGCCTTTGGAAAAAGGCTTAATCTTGGGTAAGGTGGGATGTAAAATGCAGTACGGTCTTGTCGGTGACTGGGTGTTGCCTGTTGTTGCCGGCATTGAAGCTACTATCGAGGATGAAAATGCGGAGGTAGCAGACACCACAATTGACATCTCAAAAATTAAGCCGTCTCCCAAACGGGTATCATTGGCTATCCCCGTAAGTAATCGTGCGATAGATCAGAGCAATAGTGCATTGCTTGAAATCGTACGTACCCAAATGACAATGGGATTAGAGCGATTGCTGAACAAATGGATGTTCCAGACAACCAAGATTACCTCAAAGGCGTCTGATGGTTGCTTTGTGGCTGCTACAGCTGCCCCGGCAGTTACTACCGAAGCGGGTGCTGACTTTACATGGAAGAATGTGGTGGCTTTGAAGGGAGCTGTATTAAAAACAGGCGTCGTCTTTGACGGAACAGCAGCCTATGTCTGTTCGGCAACGACTTACGCTGAACTGGAAGCTACCCCGAAAGATGCCGGCAGTGGTTTGATGATTCTTGAAAACGGGAAAATCAACGGATATCCGGTATTCATGACAGAATACATTGGAGACGGTGTTCTCGGATTCGGTATATTCAACTACGAACTTGTGGGACAGTTTGGAAAAATGCACATGATAGTAGATCCGTATACAGGTTCAAAGAAAAACCTTATCTATTTCGTACTGAATACGGATTTCGATATGCTGACTGTACGTACGGAGGCTTTTGCCGTAGCAAAGAAAACTCCGAAAGCTTAAAAACATAGGGACGGCAGCCCCGTCCCTTTACTTCAACAAGGCATGAAACAGTATATTACCCTAGAGGAAGCTAAAATGCAAATTCCCGGATTTGTGGATTATGGAGAGCAGGACGAGTATATAACGGGATGCATCCTGGATGCGCAGGCCGCACTTGAAACCCGCTTGCAATCTCCTCTATCAGAATATGAGGATGAGCAGGGGTGTATTCCCAGAGATTTGAGACGGTCTATCCTGATAACTATCAGTGATTTCTATGATAACCGTTCCGATATTGTGTTTTCTAAGCCTTACAGTATAGGAAGAGCCGCCGCATTATCGGCTCCATTTATAAAATTCAGAGGAGCAGAAGAGGATGGTACCACGTGAAAGAATAACATTTGAAAAAGAGACAAAGGGTAAAAATCCAAATGGATCACCCTGGAAATCTTATGATCCAATTCAGGGATTATCCAATGTACCTGCTGAAAGACGGAAAGCGCAGCCGAACATAGGGGACGGATTAAATGCGAAGGAAGAATTTATTGATATGAAAATTGTGCTATGGTGCAGATTTCATCAAAAGATGATGGAAGCTTTCCGCATTTCATATAATAATCAGTATTACCGGATTATTGACATAAACAGGAAATATCAGGACAATAGTTGTCTGATAACCTGTGTAAAAAGCGATACGTAATGGATATACTTACAGTCAGGCAGATTGATATAAACAAGGTTAACGAATTTGTGTGTGACCTTGAAAACTTCGAAAAGGATAAGGCTGTACGTGCCGGTTTATACGCCGGAGGTTCTATTCTGAAACGAGGTGGAGTGATGAGACTGAAGTCACGCATGAAATCTCCTTATGGACATAAAGGAAATCTTATCAAAGCTTTTCGTGTACGCGTAAAGAGAAGCAAGCTGGGAGTACTATCCGGCTTTGGTCAGCCGGAAGGAAGACATAGCTGGCTAATCGACCAAGGCACCGGAATTCGTCGCACTAAGAACTATGCCAGCAGAGGGTACGGACCGGCTTTGCGTTATTGGGAAGACACTCGGGCGGAAGATGGAAGTAAAGCCATGAATGCGGTGATGGACGGGATAGAACGGGCAGTTAAACGAATGAAAAATGGAAAATCATGAAAATTAGTCATTACGAAGCATCGACAGCAATCAGAGAAATTTTATTAGCCGATCCATCTATTGTGGAAGTATTGGGTGATAAGATATTCCCGCTTATAGCGGATGAAGGGACGGATGGAGACTACGTTACTTTACAGCGAGACGGTTTTGTGCAAGGTGTAACCAAGATGGGAATTGCCAGAAGAGATCCGTATGTATATGTCTGCGTAGTGAGTGCCGACAGCCAACGGTCGCAAGATATAGCTAAACTGATATCTGAGGCTGTTGAGGGGGAATTTGCAGATCCGGATATGGAAATACGCCTGGAAGATGATACAGAGGAATATGAGGCGGGGAAATATATACAAGTCATGAAGTTTTTAGTGATACTATAACAAGAATTATCAATTGTAATTAAAACAATAAATTTAAAAATTATGGCAGGGGGAAAATAAGATTCCAGAAAACATATATATCGAGAGACGTG